TCTACCTGCGGACGGCGCCGGGGAGAGTGTAGCGCGACGAAAATCTCCCCCGCCCCTTGCGGGCGGGGGCCGGGGGGTGGGTTTTTATGCGCACCAACCCCACCCCCTGACCCCCGCCCGCAAGGGGCGGGGGAATTCTCGAGAGAAAAATTTCCATGATCACCGACTACGCCTCGCTCCAGGCGGAGCTGCAGAGCTGGCTTTGGAATCGTGCCGATGTCGTCGCGCGCATTCCTGTTTTCATTCAGCTTTGCGAAGCGCAGATGAACCGGCGGCTGCAGGCGCGGCTTTCGGTTGTGCGCGTACCAATCACGATCGCGGGCGAGACGCTGACGACGCCGGACGATTTTTCCGGCGCGATCTCGATCCTGCTGCAAACCGATCCGCTCTCCGAGCTCGATTTCATGACGCCCGACGGGCTCTCTCTCCGTGCAAACGGGGAGGGTGCGATCGCGAGCGGCAATCCCGACAGCTACACGGTCGAGGGCGCCAATTTCCGCTTCTATCCGGTACCGGGCGCAGCCATCGATGCGATGCTCACCTACCGCCAGAAGATCCCGGCACTGTCGGACTCGAACGCCTCGAACTGGATTCTGACAAACCATCCCGACGCCTATCTCTACGGCGCGTTGATGCAATCCGCACCGTGGCTGCGCGACGACCAGCGCGTAGCGCTCTGGCAGCAGGCCTTCGGGCAGATCCTGACCGACATCCAGTCGAACAGCGACACGATCGAAGCACTCGCGACCAACCTCACGCCGCAGCGCGGGACGGTGGTGATTTGACTCCCCTTTTTCACCATCGCCGGGCTCGGCCCGGCCACCCAGCCACGCGCGTCAGCGCGTGAATGACTCCTTTCGCCGCGCCGACGCGCGGCGACTGGGTGGCCGCCTCAAGGGCGGCCATGGTGAGAGTTTTTTGAAAGGTTATTCATGGCCGACACATTCACCACCAATTATTCCTGGACCAAGCCCGCGGTCGGTGCCGACAGCGGGAGCTGGGGCGGATTGCTCAACGCCGATCTCGACGCGATCGATTCCACGGTTTTCACCGTGTCAGGTGTCGCGAACGCTGCGCTCCCGCTCGCGGGCGGCACGATGACGGGTGCGCTCGTCAATACGCAGACGGGACTGCAGATCAAGGGCGCATCGGCGAACGCAATGACGCTCAAGCCGAACGAAACGATGAGCGCGGCGCGCACGCTCAACTATGTCGGCAACGATGCGGATCGCACGATCAATCTCTCCGGAGATCTCACGGTCGGGAGCGGCGGCGCGACAGTTGCCGGCTCACATTCGGGCGCGAGCTCAGGCACCAACACCGGCGACCAGACGATTACACTCACCGGCGATGTCACGGGCTCCGGGACGGGATCGTTTGCCGCGACAATCGGCAGCAACAAGGTCACCAACGCCAAGTTGGCGACGATGGCCGACCAGACGGTCAAGGGGAACGTTTCAGGAAGCGCCGCCGCGCCGAGCGATCTCAGCAAGAGTCAGTTGCTCGCCATGCTCGGAGCGGTCACGTCCGTTACCGCGGGCGTTCCTCAGCAAGGCATCAATTTTACGATCTCCGGCGGCATCGTCTCGGTCGTGAGCAAGTTTCCAGCCGGGGCCGCCGGCCCAAGCGTCACGCGCGCGGGCACCGGAAATTATTCCGTGACGACGGGCTCAACGGCTCTCGTGCTGGGAACAAACCTGCAGAGTATCGGCCAGCCGCAAAGCCGCATGATCACGGGCCCGGGAACGCCGCCGCTCGCGGCCGGCAACACCTATACGTATCTGGTGTCCGACTTTCAGAACAACCGCGCCGATCCGTCGGATGTCACGATCTTCTTCTACTGAGGCGCCATGCTTTATCCGCTCAAACTCCCGCCCGGCGTGCTGCGCGGCGGCACGGAATACGCGTCGAAGGGTCGATACTATGACGCGTGGCTGGTGCGCTGGACCGACGACGGTACGCTGAAGCCGATCGGCGGATGGCGGCTGCGCAATGCCGCAACCTCCGCGCTGAGCGGTGCGGCGCGCGCAATCCTCGCGTGGAAGGACAACAGCGCCACGACGTGGCTTGCGATCGGCACGCACGCGAAGCTCTATATCTCCGACCGCGCCGGCAACACTTATGATGTGACGCCGACGGGCTTCACCGCCGGCCGCGCCGATGCGGTTGCCGCCGGCGGCTATGGTAATGGCACTTACGGTTCGAGCACCTATGGCACGCCGCGTCCCGACAACACGCTGATCCAGGACGCAACGCAATGGACGCTCGACACGTTCGGCCAGAACCCCGTCGGCGTTTCGCCGGATGACGGCAAGATCTACAGCTGGGACCTGAACACGGCGCATCTGGCGGCGCAGCTCGCGAATTCGCCGCTCTGTTCCTCGCTTGTCGTGACACCGGAACGCTTTCTCTTTGCACTCGGCTCGAGCGATCCGCGCACGGTGCAATGGTGCGACCAGGAGAACGCCACGGTGTGGACGCCGTCGGTCACCAACCAGGCCGGCGATTTTCCACTGCAGACCGCCGGGCGGCTGATGTGCGGGAAGGTCGCGAAGGGCGGCACGCTGCTCCTGACCGACCTCGATGCCTGGCTCGCCACCTATATCGGCGGCACACTTATATATGGGTTCGACCGGGTGGGGACGGGCTGCGGGGCGGCTTCCCGCCAATGCATGGGCGCGCTCGATTCCGCAACGGTGTGGATGGGGCGTTCCGGCTTCTGGCAGTTCAACGGCTATGTCCAGCCGCTCGCCTGCGACGTACTCGACGCCGTGTTCTCCAACATCAACATGATGCAGCTGTCCAAGGTTCACTGCGTCCGCGATTCCGCGAACTCGGAAGTGAGTTGGTACTACTGCTCGGCGTCGTCGACCGAGATCGATTCCTGCGTCGTCTGGAACTACAAGCTCGACTATTGGAACGTCGGCCGCGTGCCCCGACTTTGTGGCACCGATCGCGGCGTCTTCACCTATCCGATCATGATCGACAGCGGCGGGCTCATCTACGAGCACGAAGTGGGCTTCGCCTATGACGGCTCGTTTCCTTACGCCGAAGGCGGGCCGCTGGAATTCAGTTCGGGTTATCGCGCGGGCCTGTCGAGCGACATCGAGATCGGCTCCGGCGACGATGTGATCTGCGCGGCCTGGCTCGTGCCGGACGACAAGACGCTCGGCGATGTGACCGCGACGTTCAAGGTGAAGTTCATGCCGGACGACAGCGAAGTGCTCGTCGGTCCTTACACGCTTTCGGCGCGCACCGATGTGCGCTTCACCGGCCGGCAGGTGAAGGTGCGTTTCACCGGTGCCGCAAACGACGACTGGCGTGTGGGCGTGCCGCGTCTTGACGTGATCGCGGGCGGTGAACGATGAGCCTTGCGCTGTCCAAACCGGCGCTTGCCTACGATCCGCAGGACCAGGCGCAACTTCGCCGCGCGCTGGAGCGCGAGGACAAGAACAACCGCAAGATCACTGCCGATGTCGAAGTGGGCGCGAACCGCCTCGTGCTGAAATCGCCGAACGGCGCGCGCTGGAGCATCACGGTATCGAACGCCGGCGTGCTGAGCGCGGTGGCGCTTTAGAAAGATTCACCACAGAGACACAGGGACACGGAGAATGGAATCGGCGCGCGAAGCGCGCCAGTCCATCCAAGCTTCGAGCGCGGAACGTCAGTTAGTGCGGAATCTCCGTGTCCCTGCGTCTCTGTGGTGAATCCTTCGTCCAACAGTCCCAGGTTCGAATGACCCAGATCAACGTCGCCCGCCGCGAATGGTCCCGCTGCCGCCCCTGGATCGAGGCCGCCGTTGCACGCGCGCCCGACCATCTCGAAACGATCGAAGACGTCGAGCGCCTGATAGAGGGTGGCCATTACCAGTTCTGGCCCGGCGAACGATGCGCCGCCATCACCGAGATCCAACACTATTCGCGCAAGAAGGTCCTCTGCGTCGTCCACGGCGGCGGCGATCTCTCCGAACTGATCGACGAGATGGAGCCCGCACTCTGCGCCTTCGCCCGTGCCGCGGGCTGCGACCTCATCATGGGTATCGGCCGCAAGGGCTGGCAGCGCGTCTGCGAGAAGCGCGGCTACAGCTTCGGCTGGGTCGCAATGGTCAAGGCGCTGAACCACTGAACCAACTCAAACCAGCCACAACGAGAGACGCCATGTCCGATCCGACAACCCAAATTCCCGCCGCCGCGGACGATCCGTGGGCGCAATTCCCAGACGTCGATCCGAGTTTCCTGAACGGTCCATCGTCCACGACCCTGCCGCCGCAGGCCACGCGACGCACGCTGCCGCAGATGCCAAGCAATCTGGCGTGGCCGCAAAACTCCGCGCCTGTCATGCCGAACTACGCGTCGCCGGATCCGTCAGGGTCGCGGTACGGGATGTTTGGGCGAGGTCCGGACGGAGCAATGCTTCCTCTATTCCAAATCCAACCCAATTTCGGCCCCGCGAATCTTAATCTGGGCAATGTTCAAATTCGCCCGCCCACCCCGCCTTGGGCGTTTACTGACGACAGAGGCAACAACGTTGGTGTCGTTGGAACTGATGCCTGGGCAACCGTGCGTAGCAACAATAATGGGGCGGCATGGCGTAACAACGATCCCGGCAACATGCGTCCGGACAAATTCACCAGAAAGTGGAGCCAGGTCGGAGCGAACACCAACTGTCCCACATGCGGTAGAAGCGGGTTCGCTATCATGCCGGACGAACAGGCTGGCGAAAACGCAATGATCGACAAATTAACGAACAGCGACGTGTATGCGGGGCCAAACGTGGACCAAGTGATCGCGAGTTGGGTGCGTGGCCCCAATAACACGAGCAAGCCGGATGCTGAGCTGAGAGCCTATATGCGGGACATCCATTCGTTCACAGGTTGGCCACGCGGCTTTCAGTATGATCAGAAGAACCCGCAAATGGTCCGGTTGCTCGCGAACGCCATTAAAAGGCGAGAGGGTTGGATACAAGGTGAAGCGAACTTCTACGATGCGCGACTGCCGGATGCAGCCAGTTCAGATTCTCCCTGACATTGTACTAATTCGTCGTCTCAGCGGTTCCAGACAAACTCTCGCGACGGCCGTACTCTAATGTGGCCAAAATGTCGGGATTCCGGATGTCTAAGTTGCTGTGTTCAGTGATTGCGATTGCAGGCCTAATGGTAGCAGTCGTGCCCGTTTGGGCGGAACAGGAGCCATCGTGGTGTCGGGGCACTCTGCTTGTTCGTCGTGAGTCTCACATCGAGCCAGATTGGTACAGCAGGGTTCTGCTCTCGGGACACCTTTTCAGAAAGACTGTTTTGGGTGCGCCAGGCTATGGAGAGAGCCCACAGATTGATGACCGTCACAGCCTCATGTTCCTTCGTCTCGATCATCCCGTGCCAATAGTCCTTCGCGATGTATTCAGCGATGAGCAAAGTGGGACGGTACCTAAAAATGTCCGCCTCATTGAGGTGGACACTGCCCACCCTGTTGACTTGTCCGGCAGGCGGAGTCTCCACGTAACAGTCGACGGCGTCCCC